GGGTTTCGGGTCGGGGCCCTTTGGTCTTCACCAAGGTGCGCAGACTGAGCCTGCTGTGAATTTTCATCACTACAGCACCACTGCCGGGTTGCGAAAGGTAATCACCAATCAATCGACAAGTTTGACACAGCGGAGTGATCCACCATGAGAAGCTCATCAGACAGCAACACGAGCTCACATATTTCTTCCAGGTCACATAAGCCAAGGTCGTAGGTTTCCATACACCAGTCCCTGAAGTCCTCATCAGAGACGAGGACCTCTTCATTCTTAATGGCGGGGACGATGGAATCAAGATCGATGCCGGAGGTTTTCGCGACCCAAGTCAAGTCATCAAGACTCAACTTACTTGAGTCCTCCAACGTGTAACGCAGGAGGAAGAAGTCGCGCATAAACGGAACATGTCGAAATTCGTAAGCATACGAAAGCGACTTCCCGGCCATGTATTGAGACGAGTCCTTATCCTCACGATAGAGGGCTCGTGCGTTGAAGCGAGCGATCGCTTTGCCGAGAAGCGGCACCATGCAGGGAACTTCACGGTCGGCAAAGATCCGTTTGGACAGAAACGTGGCCCCGCCATTAAGGCGGGGGGACTTGGCCTTAAGGACCATTCGGAAACGTGAGACACACGCCACCCACAATTTGAGGTCAAGCGGACGGGCAAGCGCACCGAGCAAGTCGTCACCAAGGACGAGAGCACGTGCCCGGTTTGGGCCTTGTTGCTTGACAGAGACCGAAAACATACAGATATTGTAAACTGTATTGCGCACGGTAGTGGATGTCGTGCCAGTGGGGAGCTGGTTCTCCAATTTGGCCTGGAGACCGAAGGCCCTGCTCTGCACAGTGAACTTGTTGAGTTGTTTGAGTAACAAGCGTAGCCAAGGCGGCATGCGAATGACAGCGAGGTACTTGTCAAACAGGAGATGAACCCTGTTACGTTGGTGTTTGTCATTGGCACTGTAGTCGCCTTCTACTATGTGCGTGAGCGAGCGGTCTTCGGTGATGAAGCTGGCGAGGGTGACGTCGTCCTTCTTGTAAGCTGTACAATAAGTAACGTCGCCGATTGGGCCGTGGGCGAGGAGGACCTCAAGTCGCTCCATAGCCACCATCATGGCAGGGCCGGTGATGGCGTTAAAGGCGTCATTTCCCGCAAAAATCACCCGGGGTGCCCAGGAAGGATCATTGCGTTTGAGGAGGACTTCCTGTTTAACAGAAAGGTCCTTGGTGCCCACGTATTTGAAACTGCAATCGGAAACGGTATGCATTGCATCCGCCATTCGCCCCCGCTTGTGGGGGTCGAACTTCTGCATCCACCTTGACCGATCTCCCTCGTTTTCTTCCCACTCTTCGAAAAGAGAGGAGTCCAACGAGTCCAGAAGGTCATAGGCGGCAGTGAACTCGGCTG